ACACAAATACCAGACAAATATGTTGCACCAATAGATGACTCAGTTGATCCATCATTAGCAATCACATACATCAAAGACATCAAAAAGAAGCTGAGAAAAGCACAATGACATACAGCTACAAATACAAACAAATGCGCAAAGCCATACTCAAACGAGACGACCACACCTGCCAATACTGTGGACAACCAGGAGACCAAATAGACCACATCATCCCAATAAGCAAAGGTGGAGAAGACCACGAAACAAACATGGTAGTCGCATGCAGTACATGCAACGCATCAAAGAAAAACCAAGACGCACAAAAGTTTCAAGAAAAAAGATATTCAAAGCGTTTTTTTGAGGCCACACCAACACGCACACACTCCTTAGTCTCCTTATCCCCGAGGGATTTTGGGGTCTTTGAGCCACCTATATTTGAGGAGATACAAACAAGATGAAACAAGATAACCAAAGAATTTTGCCTGCTTTAGGTAGATCAATTGATTTTGCACAAGAATCAGGTTGGATTACTGAGGCTGATTTGGGTGGCGTTGCAATGATGATGACTTACGCTGGCTTGATGGACAATTCAGATCAACACGATCCAATGATTGTCAAGTGGGGTGCTGAACTTACTAAGTTGATGGACAAATATGGCTTAACATTGTTTGGCCGTAATGAAACACCACAAGTTGTCGAGGGGGGTTCACCAATTGACTCAATCATTGCTGGTCGGAAGTCCAGTCCCGAGAATCTCGACCATTCAAACACCAAACCAAACTAAAGGCAACGAAATTGTTGAACTTGCAAAACAAATGGGCATGCCGTTGTTGCCTTGGCAAGAATATGTCATCAATGATGGTTGCAAGATCAAAGACAATGGTGAATTTGTAAGTAAGACCAATTTGTTGATTATTGCAAGACAGAATGGAAAGACGACACTCACAAAGTTTCGCATCCTTGCTGGGTTATTTCTTTGGGATGAACAATTACAGATTGCCACAGCTCAGAATCGTGATGTTGCTTTGGAAACATTCAGATCAGTTGTTGAAATGATTGATGGGTTCAGTTGGTTAAGTAACAAAGTCAAAGCAGTAACCCGGGCTAATGGTAGAGAAGAAATTGAACTTAAAGGTGGACAAAGATTTAAGATTGTGGCTGCTATGCCTGGAAGTGCTAGAGGATTATCAGCAAACACTGTCTACATAGACGAAGCCCGAATGCACAAAACAACAGATGCGTTTGCAGCTCTTGCCTACACAATGCAAGCCTCAAAGAATCCAAGTATGTGGGTCACTTCAAATGCTGGTGACATAACATCAACATTGCTCAACCAATTAAGAGCTAGAGCATTACACAAAATTGACAACAACACAGAAGATGACATTGCCTACTGGGAATGGTCAGCAGAACCAGGACTTAAACTCTCAGATCGTAAAGGATGGGTTCAAGCAAACCCTGCACTTGGTCACACCATTACAGAAAACACTTTGCAATCAAGAATGAACGACAATCCAAACATTATCGCCACCGAAATGCTTTGTCAGTGGGTTGATGTAATTCAAAGCCCTTGGAGTGCTGGAGATTGGAACGCATGCCAGCAATCAAACCTCAAGCTGAGCCCAGACCGACCAACTTGGATTGGTGTTGAAATATCACCAGACCGAACAGGCTTTGCAATTGTAGGATCACAAATCTTAGATGACAAATCAATTGCAGTTGCTTTGATGGATTTACAAAATCAAGAGAATGCCATTGATGATTTGAAGATTGCTGATCATGTTGCACAATGGGCAAAGAAATATAACGCTGAATCAATTATCTTAAACAAATTCAGTGGCGACAGTGTTGCAGCAAAACTTCGGATGGCGAGCATCCATTCTGAAATCATTACAGGTGCAAAGTATTACCAGGCTTGTGATGAAACCCTAGGTGCAATGGCAGGGGCGCGCATAACTCATGCAGGTCAACCGGAATTGACTGCCTCTGTCAATGCATGCATAAAGAAAACAACAGAAGCCGGATCATGGTATGTGTCCAGGCGCAAAAACTCAACAGCTGCAATTGCAATGATGCTGGCAATACATAAAGCCACTGAAAGACAACACTCTGGTGAATTTGAAATACTAGTGTCTTAAAATAACACGCCAGGCAATGGTTAGTGTATGATATAAGCAACAACTATGAGATAATTGCGAGACTATGGGCATATTCACAAAATACATTCAGCCACAACTTAAGGCAGCAATTGCACCATACACTTTTCCAGATAAACCACTGTCAGTTTGGTCACCAGGTTTTGATGGTGTCACATCAACTTTTGCAACAAGACGCGAAGCACTTAGTGTTCCAGCGATAGCGCGTGGCACAAACATAATCAAAGGCACAGCCGGATCACTTAAACTTCATGTCAAAAGAGAATTTGACAAATCACTTGTTGAACCAACACCAGCGTTAATTAAAAACCCCGATCCAAGAATGCCAACTGCTGTTGTGATGGGTATGACCACCGAGAACCTCTTGTTCCATGGTGTTGCATATTGGCAAATTAGAGAACTTGATGAAGTAACAGGCAGACCATCCAAAATTCAATGGATTGATGCACCAAGAGTTTCACAAGTACTTGATTCAACCGGTGAAATAGTTATCGGTTACCAACTTGAAGCACAAAGACTTCCAGACTCCGGTGTCGGATCACTAATTCAATTTACTGGCATTGATCCAGATGGAATCTTAAATCGTGGTGGCAGAACAATCAGAACTGCTGCAGCTCTCGAGCGAGCTGTATTCAATTATGCCGAAACCCCTGCCCCAAGCGTGGTGCTTAAAGCAAATGTTCCAATGGATTCAAATAAAGCAACAGCATTGCTAAGTGCATGGAAACAAGCACGCCAAACAAAAGGAACAGCATTCCTTTCAGACAATGTTGACATGCAACAAATCGGATTCTCAAGTGCAGATTTGCAGATGACAGAAGCAAGAGAATATCTTGCCAAGGAATGTGCCAGATTAATGAACATCCCATCCTACTATTTGGATGCAGCAACAAACTCAATGACTTACTCAAATGTTACAGCTGAACGCAGAGCCCTTTTGGATTTCTCACTTCGCCCACTATTAACAGCAATTGAACAACGCCTATCAATGGATGATGTGACAGTGCGAGGACAATATGTTGAATTTGATTTGGATGACTTCTTACGAGGCGATCCATTAACAAGAGCAGATGTGTATTCCAAGTTAATTCCTCTTGGAGTGCTAACAGTAGAAGAAGCCCGAGAAGAAGAAGATTTGGTGAGATAATGGAAATTAAATTTCAAAGCGATATATTAACAGCAAACACATCCAAACGAGAAATCACTGGAATCATTGTTCCATTTGGAAAACCTGGCTTGACAAACTTTGGCAAAGTAATATTTGAACAAGGTTCACTCAAACTTGGCGAAGATGTGAAATTGTATGAAGATCATGACATGAACAAAGTTCGAGGCAGAATGATTGATCATGAAGTCACCCCGATTGGTATCATAGGAAAATTCAAAGTGGCTAGAACTTCAGCTGGTGATGATGTGTTAGCACTTGCACAAGATGGATTGAAATCTGGATTGTCAATTGGTGCAAGCATTGATCAATACGAAAACAAAGAAGATGAAATTTATGTGATAGCAGCATCAATTTTGGAAGTGTCAATTGTTGATACTCCAGCATTTGCTGATGCACAGATAACAGATGTCGCTGCTCAAGAAGCAGACGAAACAGAAGTCACTGCAATCAGCGCAAGTGATGAACAAACAAACCAAACCGAAAGTGAGGTCACTTCAATGGGAAATCCTGAAGAAGTTACTCCAGTGGTCGAAGCTGCGCCAGAAGTTGCAGTTGAAGCCTCTAAAGCAGTATCAGCACCAGTTGCTTATGCAAAACCACGCGTGAACACAAACATCACAGCTGGCGAATATGCAAAAGCACAATTCAATGCATTACAAGGCAATTCAGATGCACGCGATTTAGTTGCAGCAATTGATGCAGCAACCACATCCGAAAACATCGGAGTTGTACCACCAACATACCTACGCGATTTGATTGGCATCATTGATAACTCAATGCCATTTGCTGATTCATTAGAACAAGGAACACTTCCAGTTTCTGGGATGAAATTCTATCGCCCAGTACTTGGAACACAAGCAACAACAGCAGTTACAGCAGAAGCAGTTGAATTTGATTCAACCGACACAACAATCACTTCAAAAGAAATTGATGTTGTGAAAATTGCTGGCGCAAACAAAGTATCAGTTGAACTTCTTGACAGAAGCGACCCTGCATACCTAGATGTGCTATTGCGTGAACTTGCAGCATCATGGGCTCAAAAAGCAGATGCATATGCATTTTCAATTGCATGTGGCGCACCAGGAACTTCAAGTGGCGCAACATTATACGGCGCAATTGCTGATGGTATTGCAGATTCTTATGCAGTTGTTCGCAAGACTCCTAACAGATTCCTTGCAGACACCGGCAACTTTGCAGCGTTACTTGCAGCAGTAGATGGTGCACAAAGACCACTATTTGCAGCAGCAGGACCAACACAAAATGCAGCAGGACTTATGACTGCTGGTTCAACAAACGGAACAATCGCAGGATTGGGATTAGTTGTTGATCCAAACTTTGACACCGGAACTGGCGTTAGTGGCGTTGTTTATCCATCTGATGCAGCAACAATGTACCGATCAAGTGCATTTCAATTGCGTACCAATATCGTTTCCCACGGGCAAATCGAGATTGGCGTATATGGTTATGTGGCTGCGTGCAGCAAGTATCCTACTGCGTTTAGAAACATCACTGTCTCCTAATAAGAGAACAAGAGTTGCCTGGCAGGTTAGACCCCTGTCCTGCCAGGTAACACCACACGAAAGGTAAGACATGGCAGAAATTATCACAGCAGCAGAACTACGATCTGCATTAAACAATGTGAGTTCAAGTTTGTATTCTGATGCCGTCTTAACTGAAATCATTGACACAGCCGAATCAGTTGTCGGCAATCTTCTCGTACAACATAACGCTGCTATTGCAGAGCATTCTTCCAAAAATAATGTTTGGACTAATTACACAACCAAACCACACAAATTTTATGTAGGGCAAACAATTACAGTTACAGATTCACATCATCCAGGAGTGACTGGAACAAAAACAGTTACAGAAATTGTTGATGAATACACATTTAAATTTGCACAAAACCATGCTGACTTTGACAGACATTGGACAATTCCAAATGGCCTTGCAGCAGCTAATGGTCTTTCACAATACGCAGACATTGCACCGGTTGAATCAGCTGTGCTAACAGTTTCACTTGATGTGTTCAAAGCACGCACCAGTGCCGGGTCAAGTCAAAATGGATTAGATTTTGTCCCTCAACCTTATATTTTAGGCCGTACCATTCAAAACAGAATTGTTGGAATGCTAGGTGCTTACATAGATGTTGAGGCGTTAATCGGATGACAACTCTTGCAACAGTTCGCGCAAACTTAAAGACAGCAATCTTATCAAACAGCAATTATTCAGTTGTTGATTTTGGTGCAGAAGTAATCACAACACCATCAATCATGATTGCTGCCGGTAATCCTTGGCTTGAGCCAGTAACAATTGGAAACAACAAAGCCTGGCGCGTCAATTACATTCTTGAACTTGTTGTCGCACCAAATAGCAATCCTGGTGCATTGACACAACTTGAAACAATGGTTGCAGCTGTGCTTCCTTTGATTCCACAATCTTGGCAGATTCAAAATGTTTCGAGCCCAAGGATATCTCAAGCAAACACAAATGATGTGTACTTGGTTGAAATATCAATAACTACAATCTACAATCCATAAGAAAGGAAAAAAATGCCAACATCAGTATTCACCGGCAGATCGATTGCTTTGACATACAAGACTGTCAATTATGATGACCAAATCATAAGTGCAACAGTTACATTAGACGATCCAAACGCACAAGTTCAAACTTTGAATGGATTAGTCGATTATGTAGTTGACAAAGAAGTCGGAACAGTAACAATGGAAATTCTGCAAGACTGGGGTGTTGCTTCAGGACTCTGTGACACACTTTGGACAGATGCAGACACAAACCCAACCACAACACAAGCAATGACTTTGACAATAAATGCTAAAGTTATTACTTTAACAGTTTTACCAAAGCGACCAGATTTTGGTGGAACAGCACCGGATGCATTAACCACAACAGTGACAATGCCAATCCGATCAGTATCACTAGCGTAACTAACGAACAGGGGTCACCTAAATGTTTAAGATTAAAATAGAATGGACATTGGCAAATGGAAAGTCTTTTGAAGAATGGACTATTCCATGGGAAATTGCACAAGCTGAAAAGGAAACTGGCACAACTTTCCTTGAACTATTCAAACGAGAATTGCCACCATCAATTGAACAACAATTCTGGTTGGCCTACCAAATGCAAAGA